AGACCCATCGCCGGTACTACGCGGCGAACCGGGAAAAAGTCACCGAGGCCAATCGCCGGTACAGAGCGGCGAATCGGGAAAAAGTCGCCGAGATTAAGCGCCGGTACAGAGCGGCGAATCGGGAAAAAGTCGCCGAGGCCAATCGCCGGTACTACGCGGCGAACCGGGAAAAAGTCGCCGAGGCCAATCGCCTGTATAGAGCGGCGAATCGGGAAAAAATCGCCGAGATCAATCGCCAGTACAGAGCGGCGAACCGGGAAAAAGTCGCCGAGACCAATCGCCGGTACTACGCGGCGAACCGGGAAAAAGTCGCCGATCTGCAAAAGTTCTCGCGCAGCCAATTAGTTCTTATTTAGGATATGAACAGAACTTCCACATATGTCCCCGACATAATCGATTTCCTGCGTAAACATTTCAGTTTTCGCTTCGAGTTCGACAATCCGGAGTTTACGGAAATCACAATTAAAGGATCGAGTATTTTCGCGCATGATCTTTACAATGCACTAGATGAATATCGGGATGCCATAAGTATGTATTTGCAACTGGAACGGAAAAAATCGCTGGAAATTTATATCGGCGGACCTGTAAACGGCAAACGATGTCTTTTGCGAAGAATTTCTTTTCAGATCGGCGAGGTGATCCCCGTCCACGTCGATCGTTCAAAGTGGGCCGTGTATCAGATCGGTGAAGATAATCTTCGCGCATGGTTCAAGGGTTTTGCCACCAGTAAAAAAAAGGCGAAAAACCTGCAATTGGTGAAAGAGTTGTAATGAGTATTTTTTTGGGAAAAACCGAATCCGGCGAAAAATTCTCCTTGCCCATCGAACTGCCGGCAATGGGCAAATCGATTCAATTATCACATAAATCGGCTCATTTATTGCCAAAACGGCTCACTTTATCACAAAAAAGTGATAATCTATTACAAACTGCCGGCAAAACTCAGCCTGGATTAATTCGTGAAATAACCGGGAAATTATTCCAAAAATTATTCCAGCCCCCTTAGTAAATGGTAAGGCAACGACTTACTTGACACACAATATTGGTGCGTTAAGTATATCAATGCCTAAGATTAGCATTCTGATTCTTTGCACTTCGTGCCCTCTTTGGTGAAATCCTCGCGAGTTAAGTTATAACTGAACTCCGCCTGCTAGCAGCTTATTGTTAAGCTGGACAAGGAGTTATGGCGAATTTTGCTGGTTATTTTTGCCGGTCGGCGTGTTATAATCGGTCTCACGATCGATCCGCCGCCGGCCGGGAATCTCAAGATGAATTTGAGATGTTGCCAAACCCTGCCGGCTTTTTTATTTTCTGCCTAACTCCTTATCGGGAAACTCCTTATCTTCCCCATTTTCCTGAAAATGCTGGTTTTTTGGCCACCCCGGGATTAGATTAACCCCTGGCAACATCTCTTGGTTTTTTTGAGCCCGCGATGTTGCCGCTTCTTTTTGCGGCATGCGCCGGGTTTGAAATGGCCCGGAGAGCACATGGTGATTGAGCAGTTTCGCATAGATGAGGTCAAAAGGCTGCTGGCCAGGGGCAAGCTAAGCCAGCGGAAGATCGCCAAAGCCGTGGGCATCAGCCGAGGCACGGTCTACTACGTGGCCACCGGCCGGCGCCGAGATCATTTTGATCGGATCCTTGAAGAACCCATCGAAAATTCGGGCCCCAAAACCCACTGCGGCGGCTGCGGCGGCATGGTGAGCATGCCCTGCCGGCTATGTAAAGGCCGGGCTCTTGCAATTTTGAAAAAGGCTATAAAAAAACCGCAAAACCAACCGGATTTGAAACTCAGCCTGGAATTGAAACCGGATCACCAGGAGCGATACGAAGACGTGCGGCGCGGGCGCTCCCGGCAGGAAATGATCTTATCTTTTGTGAGTTGAATCATGAATAACGTCGAATTTAAGTCCGTCTGCCTGGCCGCCCTGGAATTGGTCGCCAAAAAAGAGGGGCGGCGCGATGTGCTTACCGCCGGGTCGGAAAACGACGTGTTCCTGAAAATCGAGGCTTCAGTCGGCAAAAAAACCCTGCGCATGCAATCGGAGGCTCACGTCGCCGTGAATCATGACAGCACGCGGTTGGCTTCGTGGGCCCCGCCGCAAGCGCAGCTTATCGGCTATATTTTATCGCTTTTGACCAAGCGCAACCGGGAAATGCTATTGAAGGAACTGCCGGAAAAATTCGCCGCCGCCGGCAATTTGTTGCCCGACATCGACGCCGGCCTGGTGGAAGCGGCTGAGCAGCTCCTGCAGCGCCTGCGGGCCAAAATCCAACAGAACGTAAAAGGAACGGTCAGCACGTCTTACACTGTGCAAAAATGGGAAATTATTTAAGTAAAAAAGAGATTTACGATGGCGGCATTGCTGGCAATACTGGCTGAAGTCTGGGGGTTTTTTAAACCCCTTCTGTCCGCGCTTGTTGGCAACCAGTATTTTTGGATCATCGCTGGCACGGTGATTATCACGCTCATGATTACGAGCAAAGGCTGCGGCTGCCGGCGTGATAAACCGGTCCGCACGCAAACCATCTCCTGCGAAATCACCGACGTCCTGGACGGGGCGACGCTGACGGCTCGAGCCGGATTGCTGGGACGCAAAGAGCGCACTCTGCGCCTGGCCGGGATCGAGGCCCCGGGCCTGTCCGAACCCTTTGGGGCCGATTCTCAGGCGTCTTTAAAAGCATTGGCCGGAGACAAGGTTTCGGTATTGATCGAGGAAGGACGCGCAATCGGCTCCGGGGATATTTCCGGGCTGGTTTCCAGAGGGGGAAAATTGCTCAACCTCGAGCAAGTCAAGGCCGGCCTGGCCGCATGCAATTCCGACGCGCCTAAAGAGTGGATGGCCGCCCAGACGGCCGCCAAAAAACAAAATCTGGGAATGTGGGCCGGCGATAAAAAAGAACACTGGTGGAACGTTCCACTGGGACGAAGCAACGAGAAAATTTTGGAGGCCATACAATGATTGCCGAGGCGATATATTCCGGCACGGCGTCGAACCTGGTGGGCATGCTCGTTTTAGGCGCGATTGCCATCGTGATTGCATATAACCTGGCCGTGAAATTCTGGCCGACGTTAAAATCCTCAGCGGTGGGGACAACGGTTGTAAGCGGCGAAAACTACACGGCCTACGAGGCCTTGGTGGTGATCGCCAAGCTCGAGCAAATCCAGGCCGATCCAAAGGCCGTCGAGGCGGTGCAATATCTTTTGGGCATGATTATGAACGCACCTGCGACTACATCCCAGCCGGTCGCAACCTCCTCGCCGGCGGCCGCCTCCAAAATTATGGGGGGCAAATAACGTGAATTTATCGCTTTTACAAATCGGATTGCTGATCGCCGCCGGCCTGGGCGTGATCTGGTGGCTGCGCTCGAACACGGCCGCCGCGCCGACGGCTACGAACCCACCGGCCGCGCCGCCGGCAACCGGCTCGCTGCAAACCGCGGTAGCCGCTTACCAGGTGATCGCAGCGTACCTAACCGAGGACGGCCTTGCCGACAAGGTTTGGCTAGCGATCAAACAGGCGAAGACATGAGCGACGAGGAACGTGAACTGGCCGCGATTGACACCGGTTATACCGCCGAACTGAGTGGCATGTTCCAAACTATGTTCATCAACGCGGATACGGACGGCGTGGAAATCGCCGGGGCGCGTTTTGAAAAAGGCCTGAAGATCCTGCGGGAAGCGCGGCAAAAGGCGATTGAGATCGTGAAAAAGACATGACGCAACAAAACAAAAACCTGCTGGTCGTGATTTTGCTGGGCTTGTGCGCAGCCGGTTTTATTTGGAATCCGGCCGTAACACTGCCGGATTGGATGCCCCACCCGACTCCGCAACAGATCCAGGTCGTAATCGTCCATAAAACGGCCGACGACCCGAAAATGCCGGCCGCGCAGATCGAGGCCATGAATTCATCTGCCATAGACGCCTTTCTGACCGCAAAGGGCGATGATCCGGTGCAAAGGATCGATCCAAACGACATCAAGGATTATAGCGGCGCGGTCCCGGCCCGCTTCGCCCCGGCCATCGCCGCCATGACCGGCAAACAGCCGCCGTATTTATTCATTACCGCCAAGGACGGCAAGCTGCTCGCCGGCGAGCCTCTACCGGCTGACGAAACAACTGAATTATCCTTTATCCAAAAATACACGGGAAAGTGAGGAACCAGTGAAATTCACGCGCAACGACGCCATTGTTTGTTTGATTCCAATAATGGGATTGCTGGCCTTTTACTTATTGCTCGATCGGCCGCAGCCCAAGACCTTGCCGCCCCCGGAAATCGTTCTGCCGGCGCCGGATGTTCAAAAACCTGTGATTGCACCGGCAATTGATACGCCAAAAACGATCGAGAATCCCCAGCCCATTAAAATCGCCGATGTTCCCGAAAAATCAACCGTAACTGAGGTGAACGTCTTAGCGGCATTTGCCGATGCAAAGCCGAAAGCCGCAGGGGCGATGGGCGATTATTACGACGCCCTGTACAAGGCCCGGGCGCAAAAGGTAAAACTCTTGCTTTTTTTTTACGGAGACGGCTGCCAGCCCTGCGCTTACATGAAGAAAAATGTCTTTCCCGATGGTCGCGTGAAAACCGCATTGGGCAAAGACATATTATTGCCCTTGCATTTGCCGGAGATGGCTGCGGTCAAGGAAGTGCCCGACCCGATGGTGGGCAATCGTGTTCCAACCCTGGTGCTGATCGATCCCGGCGAGAAAGAGGGCGATTCGCGAACGCTTGCCGAGCACGTCGGCGGCATGAACGTCAACCAATTCGTCCAGTGGTATTCCCAGAGAAAATAATATGCGGCCGATCATAATAGACGACTCCAACTATCGGGAAATTCTGCAATGGCACGCCGAGCAAGGCCATGGGTTCGGCCACCTGCCGCGCGTTTCGCGGGTGGGCGAACTGGAAACCTCGCCGGGCAGATGCGCGCCGCTGCTGGCCGACAAGATACTGCTGATCGATGAAAAGGAATGGCCGGAGCGAATCAAGGAGATGACGGCCAAGAAACTCTGGCCGCAAGACAAATACGAAGCCGCCAGCGGCAAGGACAGCAACCAGGACGGGCTCGAATGGTGCTGGGCCTTCTCGCTTACAGAATGCGTGATGTACACCCGCGTTTGCGCGGGTGAAAAGCACGTTCCGCTGGCTGCCGAAAGCCTGGGTGGATCGGTCGGATACAAAAACCAGGGCAATTCGCTGGATGTAGCCCTGGCCTATGCCATCAAGCACGGCATTTGCCGGGCGGATTTTATTCCGGCCCTATGCCGCGACCCGTCGAAATTCAAAACCGGCTGGGAACAAGATGCGCTGAATTACCGGCCCATCGAAGATGCAGTCTGGGACGGCGGCGGACAGGATTTGTGGGCCGAATTCGTTACCGCGCTTCTATCCGGGTATCCGCCCTATATAGCCTACAACTGGGCTGGGCACGCCATGATCGGCAGCAAGTTGATCCTCGATCCCAGCGGTGAGATTTGCACCTACACTCCCAATACTTGGGGCCCGGGCCAGGCCTGGACGCTGAAGGGCAAGAAAAAGGTGCCCGATGAACTTTACATCCCGCGAGTGATTACGTATTGCCAGAATTAGGAACGCCGAAAAATGTTTTGGAAAATAGGATTGGGATTAGGACTGTTATTACTTGGAGCCGGAGAATTGCCTGTATCCACGAAGGTCGGCGATTATCTGCAATATGGTGCATTGGGAATTTTATTTCTCTCGATCCTTTTGCAATATTGGCAAGCCGATCGGCGGGAAAAATCGAATAATAATTTCAACGATAAACTCCTGGCGCAACACGCAGCGGCGTTCAAAGGGTTTGGCGATTTAAAAAATCATTGCTCTGAAGTTCTGGCCCCTTATGCGGCCAAATCGGCTGCACGAAAGCGAAAACGTAGAAATATACATTCGCATAATAATGCCGATCCCGAGGGGTAAATGTATTTTTTCTTCCCCAAATATTTTCGCCGCGAGATCGAGGATGGAAAACCGTGCCGCGAGTGCAGGTATTTTAGGATTTTGCAAAAATGGCTCGAACTGGACCGGCCATCCAGCCCGGGCATCACGCTTTTAGGAGTAAACGCCATGAAATATGACACGTTTGTAGCAAGTTGGTCGGTTCCGACCAACCCGCTGAAAGTCGCAAAGCGGGAAATCACCGTAACCATCGGAGCCAATCCGCCGATTGTCCAGGAGATCACCGACCTGGCCCAGACCGCCCTGCCGGCGATGACCGCCCCGGACGGCACTACGGTTACGGCCGCGATTCGCGATTGCAACATTGTGGGGACCTGGACTGATCCGGCTGTGACCACGACCGTTTTGGACGCCTCGGCACTCCCGGCGGACCAGCCGGCGACGCCGGTGATAACCGTTACCGCCGTGGCCGACGTCCCGGCTCAGGCAGATAATCAGTGAACGTAAGCTCTCCTCAAAATCCCGGCAGATAAAACACATCCGTGAAACTGCAACTAATGTATCTGCCGGGTTTTGATTTTAAGGAAAGACTTTTGGACGGAGGCATTTAACATGGCCGGATTGGACCCGATTATCACGCCAAACCCGAAACGGGTGAAGCCTGTAAAACGACCTCGGAGGCCATACAAGACCCGCGAGGAAGAGCGCGGACAGCCCGGAACCCGGAAGTCATCGAAACGTGTTTGAACGCAAATGGAGCGATTTTACGGCTGCCATTTTTGGTAAATTCAAATGGATACAACCCATAAGAGCGGGAAAATCTGGAAACGATTGATTTTTTGGCTGGCGATTGTCGCCTATGCGATTTACGCCGGATTGGGCCATGCGTAGATGATCGACATTTTGTAGATCGAGATCGAGGAAACAGAAATGACGCCGCCTTTTGCACAGAAATCAGTGCCCGTGATCGATGAGCGATCGCCGGCGGAGTTGCGCGAGGAGCTGAAGCGGACGCAGGCGCTTTTAAACAACGTCCGCTGGTTCCTGGCGGGCGTCTGCGGCGCAGTCTGGCTCGATCCAGAAGAGATGATCGAGCGAATCGATAAAACATTGAAAGGCGAGTGAAAAAAGGTTAGACCGATCCGCGAGATCGGGTAAAGAGTGATTGAGTAATGTCCGGAACTGCCTATACCGCTGCTGCATCTGGTAATTGGAGTGCCACAGGAACATGGTCGCCTTCCGGTGTACCCGGTACCGACCCCGCTGACACCATAACTTCTCTCGCGGGCTACACCGTAACGGTTGACACCAGCCCGACGCTTACAAGTATTGCATTTTCGACAGGCTATCTATATTGCACGAGCACACGCACCATAACGCTTAGCGGCAACCCAGGATTAACGTACTCTGGAACAGATGTTGCGCATGGCGGCGTGCAGGTTTATAGCGGCGGAGTGCTTACAATCGCCGGTCCAGGTTCGGGTACGCTCATTAGTATCACTGGCTCGGGCTGGGGAATTTATGTTAGCGGAACCGGGAGAATAAACCTAACTAATTCCGGTGGCACGGCATTAAACTGGACAGGATCAAGCAGAGGATTATATTTATCGTCAACCTCTCCTTCCTTTTCCACAATATTCGGCAATGTTACAGGCCCAACCGCGACGGTTAATAATGGTGCGCTTCTTTATATAGACTACGGAAAATTATTACTAGATGGAAATTTGTCTTGTGGTTCAAATGGTACGCCGTCTGGGACATACGCTGTAGAGTTGGTTACCGGCACAACAAGCTTTCAATGGGGCACAGGCACTAGCAAAACCTATACTTTAGCAACGGGATTGGAGTGTTATATTTATATTTGGTCTGGAACCCCTACCCTAACGCTAACAGGCGTAACGCTTAATAATAGCGGAAGCTTTACAATAAGAAATAGTGTGGTCGGTACTACTTTTAACCGATCCAATTTTTCAGTAGTGAATCAAACGGCTGTGGGGCAGGCTGCGTGTTTTGGTATGACTGCTTTTACTGTTACAGGCCCGACCGTTCCAGCAGCCACGGATGTTCGATCCGGCGTGGCTCGCGGTTATCCTAATGATAGTGGTGCAGCGGTGAGTGGCGGCGGGAATGTTGCTGGTTCGCTTGTTGGCGTTATCGATTCGGGCGGCACGCAACATAATTATGGTACATGCAGCAGTACGCAAGCCTGGGCAGCATCGGGCATCATCTACAGTTCCGGCACGTCGGCATCGACCGGAATCCTAAAAGACTCGACGCATTATTATGCGACCGGAATTTTCGACGGCACGAATTACAATGCCAACGGCACACTATACGGCAACACCGGCAGTAATGGAACATACCACGCGACTGGGATCGTGTATGGAACGGGAACATACAGCTATCAGGCAACAACCGGCCTAAGCACAAGTCAAGTGCTATCGACCGTTACGACATGGTATGACGGCGATGGAACCCATGCGGGCAATTATTATGCAATCACTCAGGCCGACGCGAGAGCAAAAGGCGGCGGCTACTATGGTGTCGGCCAAGCTACGGACGGAACTTGCAATGTGCCAAGTCCGAACTATGTTTTATTTCCCGTTACAATAGATGCAACTTACGGATTATTGACTATGCCATCTGGCGCGGACGTGCAAGCCGATGCGGATAAATTTGGTATTCCTGGTTCCCTGACAACGCCAACTTATCCGACTACGGCCACAACCCAATCCGCTGACGCAACAGTGATAAGCAACAAGTTGGTTAATACCAATAATACCGATACGTCGGTCACGATGGGAGCCTCTACCGCCTATATCCGGTCGCAGGCAGCTTATGGAACAATTTATGCAGCCGCCCAATCTGCTGATGCCTCTACACTAACAGCTAAAACACTAAACGCCGATGGCACCGATACAACCGTGGGCTTTGGTGCATCGAACGGCACGGCGAAGTCGGGGGCGGTATTCACGGCAGGTCAATCTAATCAATACACTACCGACCAGGCCGACGCTACCGCGAAGAAGATGCACCTTGACAACAACTATTCGATTGCCGGGATCACCGGCTCTTTGGACATGTCCACCTACGTTTTAAAGTCCGCCGTGGTTGATAAATCGCACGTCGATAGTCTTTATGAAAATTGGACCGGCAACGGCTACGGTTCGATTGTGATGGCCAATTACGTTCTCAAATCGGCCGTAGTCGCCAAGGCACACGTCGATTCAAATTACGAGAACTGGACTGGGAACGGTTACGGCACACTTGATCTAAGCAATCTAGTTGTCGGCAACATCAAGAGCGGCGTTACTATTGCTGGCGTGGGGCCGGGGACATTCACGCATACAAGTGATTACACCTTGACCAGCGGCATAGTCTGGCCGACTCAGGCTCATGTAAATGCTGTGGAAACAGCTTGGGGGCCAACTGGAGCGGAATATCACGGCACGCTCGACATGACACTCTATGATTTCAAGAGCAACTATACCGATCCCGGCAAAGCCTATGTTTTGACTGGCCATAACTACACCTATGCGGGCGTCTCGCAAACGGCAGCATATGCGGGTGGCGGCACCGACCCGACCAATCTTTTAAAAATCGGGGACGCTGTTGAATCTGGCGTATTTGTAAAACGCTCAGGCAGCAGTACTCCGGCAACTTATGGGTGTACTCTACAATCCGGCGTAATAGTAGGAGCAGAGTAATGGCAGATTTTATCCCGCGATACGAGTCTCAGTTATACGACATTGAATCCATCAGGAAGATGCGATACTGCCAAGAGCTATTCAAACGGTTTGCGATACCTACGCCGAAACGGCCTACTAGTTGTGTTGGGCATTGGAATTTCTTTGGCCTAGCTGGCGGTGCAACCACGGTTTACAACAAGGCAACCGCGACGGCGGGGCGAAATAATCTCTTGGAAAGTTTTGCCACCTACAGCGGCAACAACAGCGGGGAGAGCGAACCGAGACTAAAGGATTTGCTTGCTTACACCGGGGCTGTGACCGAGAACACAGTGAATCTTTCGGATATTGGTCTAGGTTATTACGTTGCTGCCTTGCACTTGCCGACTAGTGCGTTTGTTCGCAATCAAGTGACTATTCCGGCATCAACATATACGCTTAGTGTTTTTGTCGTAATGGATACGTCGGCTACCCTGCAATCATCCGACGTGGGTGATCCAGCAAGTCACGCCATTGGTTTTTATTACAATGGTGCATGGGCGAGTACAACTGTTACAGCCGTGGCGGGCGTTACAAATGGTTATCGGCTAACGGCTGCGATTACTGGCCACAATACCGCCGGGGATGAATGGCGTGTTTATGCCGGTTCAACTCGATCCTTCTCAGTTACGGGATGGATGATAAACATAGGGGATACTGCGGCGACGCCATTGACTTACGAAAAAACGCCCTACATGGACATGACGCTAGTAGGCTCGCCAACAATCGAGGCCGATGGCGTGACGTTCAATGGTACAAGCCAGTATGGCGTGACGAAACCCCATTTTATTCTGAATGATAACTGGACAGTGTTGGCCGTAGTTGAAAATCAAAATACCGACGGCACAACAAGAGTTTTAATGTCAGTCGGGCAAATTGCTGATGCAAACCATCGAATAGATGTTGAATGTGAGGGGTCAGTATCTTCGCTAAATGCTGATGGTCAAGTTGATCCAAATGGTCATTCGATAGGTTTAAACATACCTATGCTTTATGCCTTGGAAGCAACAGCATCAGGCGTAAAGTTGAATAATTATGTAAGTGCAGCCAATGGAGCATCTACCTATGATACGATGCGTGGCCGTCTTTGCATCGGGGCGAGGGCAATCGACTTAGCGGTATTTTCTGGTCAAAAGGTTTCTGCCGTTATGGCTTTTGAAACAACTTACTCCGCTCTTTCCCGGCAAGAAATGAGAGAGGCATGGTCTGTGATGTACCACGATCTGTTGACCGTGGGCATTGATATTAGCGTATCAATTCCTCCACTAATCACGGCAATACCTCGAAACAACGTAACAAAACCGATGATTCCTTTTTATCTTACTTGGGGTTTTTTAGGATCGAACCCAAGTGATGCTGCGATTAGACCTCAAGTTGCTGCTATGGCATCTTCTGGTTTAAGAGATGCTGGGTGGTCTTTGTTTGAAGTAGATGCCTTTGCATTTGAAAGTCGGGACGAGTCCAATCAGCTTGTGGCTGATCCAATACGTTTTCCAAATGGTTTTGACGCTGTAGTAGATTACATAAAAGCGAACGGAATGACTTATGGTTTTTATACATCCGTTGGAAACCAGCCAGGAAGTGTTAATGGGGTTGGATGTTATGGGTTTGAATGGGAGGATGCCCGTTTTGCGGTAGTTCGGGATGCAAAATATGTAGAGGACGATTCTGTTACTTGGCCCTATGGGTATACCCGGCAGTTTAAAATCTGGCCCAACGATATTCAGGTTGAGTATTTCAGTAAAATGGGAACTGCCTTGTTGGCGCAAAGTCAAGATATTTTCTACAATGTTTGTGGGTGGAGTAACCAAAATGTTGCCGACTCGATGGAAACCCTAGCGATGAATTGTGGTGGTAATGGCTTACGATTTGCTGGTGATTCGGGTGTAGCAGATACTTGGAGTGGTCTAGTCACAACATTGATCTTTGCTCCCAAGACGCCAGAAACAGATGGTACATATCACACAGATAAAATAAAGTATGTTGCACCAGGATTCCAATATGACCCTTCTACAATGCACGCCGGTGGGGGTAATCTAACACAACCAGAAGTGCAAACAGAATTTTCGATGTACTGCTTGTTGAAATTTGAACTTTACATCGGTTATGATATTGCGACCGATTGGAGTACCAACGGCACAAAGTCCGCAACGATCACGATGTTGAAAAACGCCGACACCCTTGCGATTTACAACGATTCGCTCGGCCTGATGGGATTGCAAGTTACAAAGACGGCAGTGACGCATGGAGGTGGTGCAGATTCTTATATCGAGGTTTGGGCTAAGCCTCTTGCAAACGGGAAATGGGCTATTGGATTATTTAATCGCGGTGCCTACGCTCATACGGTCACCGTCGCATGGTCGGATATTTTAGCAGCATTAACAGCTAAAGCTGCTTCGCTGCCTGCCGGTTATCCGACTTGCGAATTAAGCGGGGCTGTGAATGTAAAAGACGTTTGGAACAATACATCCACAAGCTCTAACGGCTGGTCGGTAACAAATCTGGCAAGCCATGCTTGTGCCTTAATAATTGCAGGTTAAAAATGGCCAACACATTTCCATTAAAATTCGGATTGGGTATTTCAGGTTTGACAACGGTGATAGCCGTAGTGAATGGTGGCGAACCAATCGCCCTGACCGAGTGTACCGTAGCGAAAGGCGATTACTACGGGTCCGTTGCCGATCCGACATTGCCCGCCCTGGTTGAATATTCCAGCGGCGAATCAGTACCAAAAGTCGGGTCTGAAATACTTGTTGCCAGCATGGGGTCAGACTTCAAGGATGCTTCCGACAAATGGAATAACTACTTAATTTCAAATAGTTAGACATGGTATACGAAGTCAATCCTGACACTGTTTATGAAGTTGATCCGGCTTTGTACGTGCCTGGTCCAGGCGTTTTGACCGTGGCTGACCGCGGAGCTATAGCTTCATATCTTACAAGCGATTCTGGATTTATTCAGGCGGTTCAATCTGGTATTGCTACTCAGGCAACGGCAGAGGCGGCATACGAGGCCGCGGGAGCAGCGGCGGCGGCCGTGCAAGATGGGCATGTAGTATTACCAACCGGAAATGACATTCCAACTGGATATGGAGGCGGACTGTCTGAACAAGATGCCGCGAAACTGAACACCATCCTTACCCAGGCATTGCTGATCTCCAGTGGTAAATTGAGCATTATCAATCCATTCCTGGCAGGGAAAGTTTTGGTTATTGTTAAAGACGACGATTACCTCGCGGACAAAGATCGGACAATCACCATCCCCCCGGATGTTTGGATCGATCCGACCGGCGCCAATATAAAACTGCACTGTCTGGATTTGGAGTCGGAAAAGGATATCGTTATCATCGATGGCTCGGCTGATGCCGAGAAAGAACGATATAATTTTAATCCGTCCCAGGCCCAGACTTCTCTTCTGAAAAGAACCGGCATCGGCCATTATCAATGGGCCGTGAAATATCATTACGACGCCGGGATGTTCACCATCTTGTTAGGTCCATTGATAGTTAAGTAGCAATGTTAAGTGCAAAAATCTTCCTATAAAATTTTGGGTCCTTCGCCGACCCTCCAACATGGACGGTTTGGGAGGTGCAGCAGCGATCTCAGTGAGTTTGTTTCATGATTTACGAAGGTCTGACATCCCAGGAGTTAGCAGACTTACTTTGCGACTCTGGGCTAGATGTCACATCTAAGGACATCGAAGAAGATATTCAAAATGGGGCTCCGGCGAAAAATGGGAAACTATCATTGCTTGCATACGTCGCATGGCTGATCAAGCGGGTCGATAATGGCAAAAAATGATTTCACACGCCTGTGCATCGGCAATCTTTGCCGCCTTCTAAACAAATCTTCCACGGTCGGAAGAATCGAAGAAAGAGTCGTAAAAAAACATCGCGACGCCGCCGGTCCCAACATCGGCGCCCATGGCCGCATCGACCTCTTAAAATACGCCTGTTGGCTGCGCGGTCAGTTGCCCATTCACAAGTGGGCCGAGTCTAAAAAGAAAAAACAAAAAGACTCATCCGCCGATTACGAAACGATCAAAGAGAACGCCCGCGAGCGGAACGCCGAGACCAGCAAAAAAGGCCGCGACATCGGCGAACTGCCGGCGGTCCGCGATCCCGATCGCAAGGCCAAGGGCGGCGAGAGTCTGGCCTTTTTTTGCAAGGCGTATTTGCCCCTGATTTTCTTTTTGCCCTGGTCCAAAGACCACCGGAAGATCATAGCGAAGTTGGAGCGGATCATTCGCGGCAGCGGCAAACTGGCCCAGGCCATGCCCCGCGGCAGCGGCAAAACAATGCTTTGTTTAGCTGCCAGTTTATGGGCAATTTTATATGGATATCGCCGCTTTGTATCGATCGTTGCCTCAAAGGCCGAAAAAGGCGAACAATTATTAGATTTTTTGAAAACATGGATCGAGACCCGCGAAGAATTGGCCGCTGATTTTCCCGAGGCGATTTATGCCATTAGAAAACTGGAAAGAATCGCGGGCAGATTGAAGGGACAGCTCTATAACGGCGAACCGACAAGAATTGAGTGGAGCGCTGACAAAATCGTTTTTCCCACGATTCCCGGCAATCCTTCGAGCGGCTCGATAGTGATGACCTGTGGTTTGAAGGGATCAGATATTCGCGGCCAGGTCCATGCCTTATCTAGCGGAGAAGCCATTCGCCCGGACCTGGTTTTGCTTGACGATCCGCAGACCCGCGAATCTGCCTGGTCCGAGCTGCAATGCCGCCAGCGAGAAGCAATTATAGCAGGAGATGTTTTGGGTATGGCCGGCCCTGGCCACAATCTGGCAGCTATGGCTTGCGTCACTATTATTAGGCCCGACGACCTGGCTGACCGCCTGGTGGACCGCAAAAAGCACCCCGAATGGCAAGGGGAGCGGATGAAAATGGTGTATGCGTTTCCAAAGCGGGTCGAGTTGTGGGACCAGTATGCCCAGATTCTCCGCGACAGCCTGACCGGCGACGGCGACGGCAGCGCGGCGACCGAGTTTTATCGCCGGCACTTCGACGAGATGAACGAAGGCGCGGAAGTCGCCTGGCAGGAGCGCTTTGAACAACAGGAGATCTCCGGCCTGCAGCACGCTATGAACTGGAAGATCCGCGATGAAAAGCAGTTCCTTTCCGAGTGCCAGAACGAGCCGGCGCAGGAAAACCTGAACCTTGTCAACCGCCTGACGGCCTTCGAGATCTGCATGAAGCTCAACGGGCGCAAGGACCGGGATATACCGGCCAAATGCTCGCATGTAACGGGCATGATCGACGTTCATGACCGCCTCTTGTATTACACGGTTTGCCATTGGGAGGAGAATTTCGACGGCGGCTTGTGCATTTACGGCACCTGGCCCGAGCAGCCCTTGGCATATTTCACCCTGCACAACGCGCCCCAGGGCCTGGCCGACTTGTATCCCGGCCGTGGAAAGGACGGCCTGATCTTCGCGGGGCTGGAAGAGCTTATAAAACGATTATTGGCCGAGCGCTTCAAGCGCGACGACGGCGCTGAAATGCAGCTCGAGCGCCTGCTCGTAGATACCGGGTATGTGCCCACGGTCGTGGGCAACGTGATCCGCCTGATCAACAATCCGGTAGTCATGCCGTCGCGCGGATTTTCGATAAAGGCCGAGGGAAAACCGTTTGCCGAATACAAGCCCGAGGCCGGGGCGGTGATCGGCCATCACTGGCGGATCGCCCCGGCCCCGGCGATCAAGATGCGCACGCTCTTTATCGACGTGAATTATTGGAAGAGCTTTTTTGCCGACCGGCTGGCCACTCCCCTGGGCGACGCCGGCTGTTTTTCATTGTTCGGAAGCTCACCGCACAGGCATCAATTGCTGGCCGATCACTGGTGCTCGCAGATCTCCGAGCGGACATTCGGCCGCGGCCGCTGGGTTGACGTATGGATGCAGCGCCCGGAGCATTTTGACGATCACCTTCACGACACGGCCGTGGGCTGCGCCGCGGCCGCGTCCAGTCTTGGTTGCCGTTTGCCCGAATGGGGCGATTTTAGGCCCCGCCGGCGTGCGCAGAAAATATCACTCAACAGCATGTGGAAAAAATCATGAGCGGATCGGAACCGGTAAAATCGTACAACTGCCCCACGCCCGGCTGCCTGGGAAATCTTTGGGTCGTGCTCCGCACGGATCCTATCCCGCTGGAAAAGGGCGGCGGGATCCGCCGCGTCCGCCGCTGTTGCCGCTGCGATGCCCTGATCGAAACCTTTGAATTCGAGTCCTTTCCCGACGCCAAGATCCACCCTGTGCCTTTAAAGGCGTATTTTCAAAGAAGGGATGTTTAAAATGAGCAAGCTCGCAAAAGACATCATCAACGCCATCCCCGGCATCGAAAACAAGCGCTACCTCGAGCTGGGCCTGGGCCGCGGCGAGACTTTCAACGCCGTGCGGGCAAGATCGAAAATGTCCGTCGATATACAATACAGTCCCATGTTTCGCATGTCGACGGACGAGTTTTTCGCCATCTTGTCGGAAAACGTCCTTTTCGACGTGATCTTCATCGACGCCGGCCACGATTTCGCCAACGTCGTCCACGATTTCAACAACTCGGTAGAACACCTGAGCATGGGCGGTTATATCCTGGTTCACGACCTTCTTCCTCCAGATGAAAGTCACACAGCCAGAGATTTATGCGGGGACGGTTACAAGTTACTGGCATATTTCATTGAAGAACGCATTGATGATTTACGTTCGCTTTATATGAATGATTTTGGTTTGACTGTATTTAAAAACCCAAATTCGAATCAACCTTTGAGATCCGCACCAGAAGAGCGACTTGCGAATTATGTGAACATGAGTTTTGAGCTTTTTAATAATTTATTCAACTTTGAGGCATTATATGGAAAACTCAACCCACACATATAGGATCATGCTGGCCTGGCACCTTACCGATATTGCAAAGCAGTGCATCGCCAAACTCGAAGAACAAGACCTTCCGCACACGCCGGTGTGCGGATTATTGGACCCGTCTTGTACGGCGCTCTGGAATCGTTGCGTCGAAAAATGTCCCACCGAGATCGTGATCATTTGTAACCAGAAGGCCCGGCCCACGCGGGCCAACGTGAATCGGCTGCTGGAATTGCTCGACGCCGGCCACGGCATAGTCGGCCTGCACCATTTCGGCTTTTTCGGCTTTTACAAGGAGGTTCTGCGCAGGATCGGGCTTTTCGACGAGCGCTTCGTGGGCGGCTGGTTCGAGGACAACGACGTCATCCTCCGCCTGCAGGAGGCGAACCTCTCGTATTACGAGGCCGAAGAACTGGAGTACCTGGACGCCGGCAGCGCCTGGACCTGGGCAAAATCATTCGAGCATTTTAAAAACAAGTGGCGGTTGGGCCTGCACGGCGGTGCGAAATATCTGAGAGCTTTGCCCGAATTGCCGCCGGCCTTTGATCTGGGGCCGTCGCAGCCGCGAAATTTCCTGCCCTGGTCGGCCAGCGTGCTCACGCCCATGCAGGGCCTGGTGACTACAAGCTGGGATCACGTCCATCCGTTGCTGGGCGTATAATAAAAATCTCGCGCAACATTATTTATATTCTTTTTGACCAGACATTGCGATAAAACATTCGCGGAAAGCTTCCAATTTTGCTTTCACACATTTTATATGATAATTCTTTTGTGAGCCAAGGTAGATTCGCTGCCAGGGCCAGATTATCCTTTTGCATTGCTGGCATCTGCAAATTTTTAAAGCGTAATTACTATTTGGAAGTACTATCATGATGCTCTTGTTCTAACTGACTGGCCTCGGTTCTTTGGCAAGGGTTTTTAAAAAAGGGCGGAGTTTAGTTTCCAGGCATTCTTCGCAGATATCCCAATGAACCGGGATTATTAAGGGCGGATAATAATAATCGATTTTCCCGCAGCAAGTTTCGGATCTGATGAAAAATTTACTCTGATGCTCCCGGATGACATGCCCGCAGATGTCACAGATAATTTTATCAATAAAAGTACGCTGTTCGGCAATCGTTTCCGTTCTTTTAATTTCCATCTTTCAGACCGTCCGGGGTTTTTTGAAATCCGGCTCGTTCCAGACCTCGAGGTGATAGCGGCTGCCGTCCGGCAGCACGGCGACCAGGAAAGGGCAGGGCGTGGGCGTGAGTTCCTCGATTTCAAACTCGATTTCCGGGCACCGCTCTTTGATGTCCAGGGCGGTTTGCAGGGCGAATTCGGGCACCGGCTTTTTGAATTTTTTGATTGAAACGGCAACCCATCTCAAGAAGTGCGGATAACCGCTGGGATGATGGTATTTTTTTGTCTTTTCGTGGTATTTGTATTTATCCACGGTTTCCGGATCGAAGGGCATGATATCGATTTCCCGGCAGGCCTGCATGAACCGCTCCAGGACGCCCAGGCCGTAGCCGAGAATTTTTGCCGCCCGATCTACGACGTCTTCCAAAGGCTCGCGCGCCGTCTTGTCCATCCGCTTCAATTCGACCGGCTCCTCGGCGTTCCGCTCGCCGCTTTCCACGCCTACAAATGCATTGGTGTAATCATCGAGCGCGATTCCGGCCTGATTTGGGTCCATAGTAGTAACGTGATCCGGAATCAATAGCCCCATTTCAGTTCTCGACATTTTCAAGGCAGCGGACATATTCCCGGCGTACTCGTCCGCCGACATTGCTCGGCCTTCCGTATCAAAAAGATCGGGTCTGCTTTCGATGATTGTTGGATCATCAATTACGAATGCATCAGTGATCATAAAACACCTTTTTCAAAAAATTCCTTTTGAATTTCGACCGCCCGCGACTTAAGCGATTATATCTCTTGGCGCCGGCCATTTCAATAACACCGCCGTTAAAAATACCACCAGCGGGTTATTTTTGCCGCATTAGTGGCGATTCTTTGGCAAAAGCGAAACTGCCCTGGAAATTGGGCCAGGCGGTCCTGTTTACTCATGACATGCAAGATCGCGAGTCCGAACAGATCGCCAAAACCATCGCCCAGACCGCGGCCCGCGGCGTTGACCGCTTCGAGATCGAGGGCATGGGCGGATCGGCCTTGCCCATCGGCCAGCAGATCGCCGCCGACCGGCACCTGGCCGCGCGCAAGGCCGCCAGGCATCCTCTGTTCGGCGTACGGTTGATTCCCATTATTCCCGGCAGATCGCTGTGACGCATCTTCGATAAGACAACTCTGATCAGAACATGGCCAATCGCCTTTTGGACAGGTACGGTTCCCCGCTGCGCGCCGGCACGAACGGCGACGCCCGCGCAAACGGCGAATCGCAGCGGCAATCGATGCAGCCGGCCGTGCAGCTCAGGCCGGCCCTCCGCGCTTTATATGACGCCGCTGCTAGCACTCCTACCACCGCTTATTACTGGCCCGGCGCCGATGATTTCGACGCCGACCGCTCCAATACCCAAATGGTCCGCCAGCAGACCCGCAAACGGGCCCGCTGGCTGGTTGCCAATGATTCCCTGGCCCGCGGCATAGTCCGCACCATGGCCAACCACGAGGTCGGCTGCGGCCCGGGCCTGCAGCTTTTGACCAAGAGCGACGCCTTCAACGCCATGGTCCAGCAGCGCTGGGACGAATGGACGATGGCCACCGGCTTCGGGGAAAAGCTGCACACCATGGTCCAGTCCCGCGTGATCGACGGCGAGTGTTTTGCGCTTCTGGGATCGAATCCCAATCTGGACTGCGACGTAAAGCTCGACATCAAGCTCCTCGAGACCGATCAGATCTTCACGCCCTGGCTCCCCTGGGCCGTTCCCAACCGCATCGACGGCGTATGGTTCGACGATTGGGGCAATCCCACTTTTTACGACGTGCTGCGCTGGCACCCGGGCGGCGTGTTTCCATATTGGACATGGCTCTACGACACCGTTCCTGCGCAATACATCGTGCAGCTCATGCGCCGCGAGCGGCCCAACCAGCACCGCGGCATGTCCGAATTCACCGCAGCGATGCGGCTCTTCGCCGAGCGGAAGCGGTTCCTCGAGGCCGTGATCAAGGCCGCCGAGACCCACGCCAATATCAGCATCCTTTTGGAAACCCAGTCTCCGCCTGGATTGGAGGAAACAACGCCGGCCGAGGCCATCGGCGCGGCCGAGATCCCGCAGAATATGGTGGCCGCGTTGCCCTGGGGATACAAGGCCAGCGGGTTCAAGGCCGAGCAGCCGGCCACGACCTTCGAGATGTTCGATCGCCGCCTGATCACGGCCATCGCCATGACCTTCAACATGCCCTATGCCATCGCCGCCTGCGATTCCAGCCAAACGAATTTTTCCTCGGGCCGGCTCGACCACCAGACGTATTTTTCCATGGTCCGCGTGAACCAGCGGCTCATCGCCCGCACGGTCTGCACGCGTGTCTTTCGCGAATGGTTCAAAGAGGCCTGCCGCGTTTACAAGTGGTCGGTCCCCGATTCCCCGGCGCCGCCGCATACCTGGCACTGGGTGGAACCGGAGTACTGCGACCCCGAGGCCGAGGCCAATTCCATCGGCACCGAGCTGGCCATCGGCATAGCCTCGCATTCTGCCGTGCTCACCGCCCGCGGCCAGGATGCCAAGGCCGTTCACAAAAAAGCGGCCGAGGATCTGGGGTTTGACACCGTGCCCGAATACCTGGCCTGGGTGCGGGCGAATATTTCGGCCAAGTTCGGCGGTCAAAATCGCACCCCCGAGCCGGTTTTGGAAAAACAAGATCCAACCGACGCCGACGTGGCCCAAACCAAGGCCGACGTGGCCGCCATGGCCCACATCCTGGAAACCGCCTCGCCCGACACCCGCCGGGCGATCGCCGCCTGGGCCCGCGGTGCGATGGCCCTGGGAAGCGCAGTTTAGGAGTTTTGAATATGTCTTGGAAACCCAAAGACGCATACGACATAAATCCGGCGATCAAAAAGAAAAAGATCGCCCGGCTCTGGGCCCAGGTCGCCAATGACACGCTGCAAAATCATTTGGATCACGGCGTGGATGCGGACGAGGCCAAGAAGCTGGCCATCGACGCCGCCAACCAGGCCGCGGGGCGGGTGATCAACAAAACGGCGGAAATCCCCCAAGGCCCGGTCTTCGCCGGCGGCATTCCTAAAATCGGCGCCCCATACAAAATTCTGGCGGCCGAGGCCGGGGACCAGGCCAACCTGGTCATGAACGAATTCCTGCCCAAGATCGGAGAGCACTGGGCCCGCGTGGCAGAGCCCGAGGATTTCAATCACGAAACCTTCCGCGCCGACGACATCGAGCCCGGGATCCGCTGCATCTCGGCCGCGCTCAAGGACGGCGACGGCTCGATGAAGCCCCAGGCCTACCACTTCGACAAGCGGGTCTTTGCCTCCATCGCCGATGTGCAGCGCTGGCTCTCGAATAAAAATATCCAGGCCACCAAGCTCGAGCCGGCCAAGGACGTGCAATATCCCAAAATGACCTGCGGCGCTGACCTCCGCTTCGAGGCCGAATTCGCGGCCCTGGAATCCCAGCCTACCCAGTCGGAAAAACTCCCCTCGATCGACATCCTGGCCTACAACGGCGGGCCTTTGAGCGTGAAAGGCTACGACCTGCCGGTCGTGGTCGACATCCCCACGCTGCGGGCCGACGCGGACCAGACGCCGATCATCACCGATCACGCCGGGCCCAATCGCGTGGGCCACGCCGACCTGATCAAGTCCCCCACGAATCTCCGCCTTAGCGGCGTGATCTCCTGCGTAAACGCCGCATCCGAAGAGGTTTTGGCCAACCACAAAAACGGCTTCAAGTGGAAGGCCTCCATCGGCTGCGCGATGGGAGACGCGCTTTTCGAATATTACGCGCCCGGCGAATCGCTCGAGGCCAATGGCCAGCGCTTTCAAGGGCCCCTGTACTACGCCAAAAACGCCCGGCTGGCCGAGTGCTCTTTAGTCACCACGGGCGCGGACAACGACACCCAAGTCACAATCGCGGCCCAGGCCAATCCGGCCGCGGCCCAATCCATAAAGGAGTCTTTACAAATGCCACAACCGGTCATTCCCGCAACAACGCAAACCCAAACAAAGCCCAAGTTCAAGGCCTGGTTAAAGGCCAAGGGCCTGGACAAGGACCAGCTCGAGGCCGCGAAGCGAACCGAGCTCCGCGCCGAGTACGACGCCGAATTCCAGGCCGCGGCCGTCCAGCCGCCGCCCGCGACGCCCTTGGAGGCCGCGCTCGATGTCCGCAAGCAGGTCTTGGATGAGACCACGCGGATCCAGCGGATCCGCAAGATGACGGCCGATGTCCTGGCCGGCTACGGCGGCCACGCCGACGGCAAGACCATCGAGGCCGTGCAAAAAATCGAATTGGAGGCCATCGGCAAGGGCTGGGACGCCCGCGACGCCGAGATCGCGCTTTTGCGCCAGGCCCGCCCGGTGGGGCCGGCCCTGCACATCCACGACCAGCAGCCGCTCCAGGCCGAGGTCCTCGAGGCCGCGGCCTGCATCGCGGTCAACCTGCCCAACATCGAAAAGCATTTCAAACCCGAGGTCTTGCAGGCCTCGCACGATCGCTTCCACGGCCAAATCAGCCTGCAGCAGCTCATGCTCGAGGCGGCATGGGCCAATGGCTGCCCCACGCGCTTCATGCGCGGCCCGGCGGACGTGAAAAAGGTCATGAATTTCGCCTCGCCCGGCCATTACTGCCCGGGCGGCGAGCGCTTGGAAGCCGCCGACGCATCCACCTTGTCCCTGCCCGGGATCTTGAGTAACTTGCAAAACAAGATTTTGCTGGAAGGATTTTGGGCCGTCGAATCCGTGTGGCGGGACATCGCCGCGGTGGGCAACGCCAAGGATTTCAAACCGCACTACGGCTTCCGCTTCTACGGAGACATGACCTTCGAGGGCCTGGGCGCAGCCGGCGAGATCAAGCACGGCAAGGTCGGCGAGTTGAAATACGCCAACCAGGTCTCGACCCGGGCCAAGATGTTCGTCACGACCTACGAGGACATCATCAACGACGACCTGGGCGCGATCAGCCAGACCCCGCGCCTGATCGGCATGGGCGCGGCCTACGACCTGAACCAGTGCTTCTGGGCCAAATTCCTGGCAGCCATCGATTCCCAGGGCAACGCCATGTGGTCCTCGGCCCGCAAAAACCTGCTGGCCGGCACCTACAGCTACACCAACGACGACGACGAGACTGTCACCGTCAATTATGGCCTCACTCCCAAGGCCGGAATCCAAACCCTGACGGCCATGAAACAGGCCTTCCTCGAGCAAAAGAAACCGGACAACCAACCGGTGGCCGTAGCTCCGAAGGTTCTCTTGACCACTCCCAAACAGGCCGACTTCGCCAAGCGCTTGATCCAGTCCAGCGAATTGCGGTCGACCGTGGCCGGCACCACGTATCCCATCGACAATCCGCACGCCGGATTGTTCAAGCTGGCCATCAGCTCCTACCTGGCCACGGCCTTCGGCATCACCGGGGCGGACGACGACGCCTGCTGGCTGCTGGCCGATCCGGCCGTGCTGCCGATCATCGAAGTCCTGTTCCTCAACGGCCAGCAAACCCCCACCGTGCAAAGCTCGGACGCCGACTTCAACGTCCTCGGCTTCCAGCACCGCGGCTGGTGGGCCCACGGCGTGGCCTTGCAGGAATATCGCGGCGGCGTGATGGCCACCCCCAAGACCTGATCGTAAAACCCGACAACCAAAGCCTTGCCGGCCCCGCGGGGCCGGCAAGTTCTCATAGACCCGCGTAACAGAATTTCATCCTAAAAAACTCCAACCGAGAAAAAATACCATGTCACAGACACAAGTTCCGACCTGCTTCGTAGCAGGCGATTACGAAACCATCGATTACACGCCCGCCGCCGACGTGCAGGTTTACGGCGGGGACGTGATCGTGATCAACAACGGGGTGTTCATCGCCCCGCGAGACATCCCCAACGCCGCCGGCAGCGATCTGGACGGCACCCACACGGGCGCGTTGGCCCGCACGCACGGCCGCTGGTGCGGTCCCAAGAAGTCCGGCGAGGTCTTGGCTGTAAACGCCAAGCTGTATTACGACGCATCCGGCAATCCGGTAGGTGGAACGGCCGGCACCGGCGCCTTTACCGGAGTCAGCACCGGCCACAAGGAATGCGGCGTAGTCACCAAGGCCGCGGGCGCTTCGGACCCAACGGTCGAATTCGCCCTCAACGACCCCGGAGTAATGCCGCAAAGCTAGCGACCAGGCATGAGCGAATTGAAGATCAAAGGCCGGATCGATTGCATCGATCCCAGGCTGGGCACGCACGCCTTTAACGGCTGCGTGCTCACGGCCTGGAATCGCCTGCTGGCGATCTATCGCGTCAATCGCCGGCACTCGGTCCTGGCGGTCTCGGAACTGGACGACCGCTTCCGGCCCGTTTACACGCAGATGCTCTGGGATTTCAGCGATCAAACGCTGATCCCGGAGGACCCCAGGGCGATAGTCCGCGGCGATCGCGTGTACGTGGCCTGGACCGGAATGAACGCGGTCAACGACAGCGCGGCCTTGATGTGCCACGGCGGCATCGACCGCGCCTACAACGTGGTTTGGAAATCTCCATGCTGGCACAGGAACATCAAGACCGCCGAGAAAAATTGGGTGCCTTTTTTGAGGCGCGACAAGCTGTTTTGCATTTACGAATACAAGCCGCTTTCGATCATGCGCTACGCCGGCGGCTCCTGGTTTTTGCATCACGCCCATGAAGTAAATTGGAAATGGAAATACGGCGAGGTCCGCGGCGGCGCCCCGCCGGTGTGGTTTCGCAACCGCTGGTATTGTTTTTTTCATTCGTCGCGCGAGGAATATGGCTCGGCCGGGAAAGTGAAGGTGTATTACGCCGGATGTTTCATAATGGACGCCCAATACAACGTGCTGGCTATCACCCGCCAGCCGATCCTGGCCGGCCATGTGGAAACTTATAGCGAGCCCTGGTCACAAGGGAACCGCATATCCGCGGTGTTTCCCTGCGGGGCCATGCTCCGCGGCGACAAGTGGATCGTGTCCTACGGCTATATGGACAGCGAACTGAGGATTGCGACATTCGACCAGGCGGAATTGGACCAGGTAATGAGCGCGGCATGAACACGTTATTGAACTCGATCACCGAAATGGCGGCCCTCCAGGTCCAGCAGAACGGCGAGGAGATCGAATACACGCAGGACGGAGAAACCATATACCCCTGGGCCATTGCCAGCAAGCCGGAGATGATCATCGACGACCCCGGCGGCCCCATGCTGGAACACGACGACCTGAATTGGATGATGGTGGCCGCGGACGTGATCATAGGCGGCGACATGGCCCAGCCAAAGCCCGGGGCACGGATCAGGCGCTACAACGCGATTACGGCGAGTTTTGAAAATTATGAAGTCCGCTCCAAGGGCAAACAGGAGTGTTTTCAGCGCATGGACCCCCTGGGCCGCGTGATTTTGATACACACCAAGCGCGTGGAAGATCAGGCATGACGGATTTACTGCTAACACTGGCCGACAACCTTGCGACCGCCATTAGCGCAGCCGCGGCCGACAAGGCCTTTTCCGCGCCTTTCGACAGCGCCGATTCATTCAGCGTGGCATGGAACGACGACCCCATCGCCGCCCTGACGGAGCCCGACCTGGACAAGCCGCTGATCTGGATCGTGGATATGTCGGAACTATTGGAGACCGACAAACACTCGGCGACGTTGGGCGAATGGATTTTGGCCGTCGTATTCCAGCGAAAACTGGGAGTAAACGACACCGGCCCCGCCCGGCTAACAGCCTGCCGGCAGCTATCCGGACTGGTGGCCGAGATAACGGCCTTTTGCCGCCAGGCGGTTCTGGCCTTGGACGACGACAACGGGGCGGTGTGCTTCAAGACCGACCGCAAGCCGGCCCGCGACATCCAGGCCTACCACGACGACGGCTTGTTCCGCACTGAAATCAGCACCCATTGGCGGGCCGTGCTTTAGAGCGAAGACATGGAAATCACCTTCACCATCAGCAACGACGAAAAACTGATCCGCGCATTCGAGGATCTGCCCCATGCCGCGCAGGATCGGGTCATAAAACCGCTGATGATCGAGGCCTCAGACATGATCGCCCAGGCCGAAAAAGGCGAAGCCCCCAGCGAGTCCGGGCTCTTGCAAACCTCGCTCGGCCACACGCAATTGAAAAATTACGGCGGAAAACTCTTCATCACAACCGGCGTGCGGCGCGGGTTCCGCCGCGCAGTGACCGTCAACCGCCGCGGCGGACTCCGATTCCGCAGCAAAGCGTTTACAGAGGCAAATATCGATATCCCAGCACGCGACCCTGCCAAATACCTGCGCCTGGTGGAACACGGGAGAAAAGAATCTATTGCCGGAGCGCGCCCTGGATCTTATTACGGCAATTTGGGTCCCGAGCGCGGTCTTAGAGGCAGATTTATTGAACCGGACGCCGAGAGAAATCCGGCCAGCAAAGTCCTGTATTCAGCGGCAAGCGACAAATTCTTCGGCCGCAGCGTGGCCGCGGCCGCGCCCAATCCCTTCATCGAGCGGACCTACGAATCAAACAAGCAAAAAATAGCCGACTTCATCACGCTCCGCGGCGAGGAGGGAATCATCGCCGAGGCCAAACAACTGATCAAATTTTGAAAGGCAATAAACATGTCAACTCCAAAGACGCGAATGTTCAACGGCTCGACCTTCACCTTTTCCGGCACGCCCGTGGGGCAGTTGGTGGGAATTTCCTACCGCGCAGGCGGGGCCTGGGTCGATGTCTCCTATCCCGAAGACCTGAACAAATTGTTCGAGCAGGGCCAGACCGAGCTCGAAGTCCGCCTGAAATTCAAGGGCGGAACGTCGCTCAGCCCAAAAGCCAAGGGCGTGGCGGCGATCGTCTGGGCGGACGGCTCGAGCTCTTCCTGCCCGGGCACATGGCAGGTCGGCCCGGTGGAATGCACCGGCGATTGGGACGCCCCCATCACCAGCACGGCCGAGCTGCGGCCCACAGTACCCGACGCCTCCTAAAACGGCCGTTTTTTAAATTGAAATATCGGCGAACCGCCGGCCCGCTGCGGCGGCTCGCATTACAAATTCTGGGTTTGACAAATATATCAAAACGGTGATTTATGGATATTTCCGAAGACGTGTTTTTTCGCGGCGCTGCCAGGTTCTCCAACATGTACCCCAGCCCGAATTGCATCAAAGATGCGCACGTTGCCGCCGATGCCGGATTACAAACGAACAAGATGGAGCACAAGCACCGCAAATCTTACAGCCAGCCCCTTTCCGCGGCCGCTTCCGAAACCAAGACTTTGCACGTCGTCATCGGTACGACCGGCACGGTGAAGGCCTTCAAGGCCGGATCGATCACCGTCTGCGCCGGCAATGCGACTGTCACCTTGGACTTGAAGAAGAACGGCACGAGCATCCTATCGGCCGTGATCACGCTTAACAACGCCAACACGGCCCGGATCGCCGTCGCCGGTACCATATCCAGTACTACCCTGGCGGCCGGCGATTGGCTGGAGGTGGTCATCACGGCCACGATCGGGACCGGAACGCTGGCCACCGGAGTTTTTTGCGAACTGGAAATCGACGAAGACGCATCCTAATCAACCAAATCAACCAAAACCATCCATTTTGAAAACAGGAGGGCGGGCGATTTTGCCCGCCATATAAAACCAATGGGACTTCGCGACGAAATTCGCTCTTTTACCCAAAACACCAAGCCTCCGGTGCTGGCAGTGCCGACGCCCGAACTGCCCCAATGGGACGGCCAGATCTTCGTCCGCCGCGTCTCGCCCCGGGCCTTTGCCAATTTCTGGCTGGAAGGCGCGGATGAGGAGGATTTCGACGAGCGCGCCAGATTCGCGGTCCTGGCGGCCTCAGACGCCGACGGCTCGCGGATCTTCCAGGATGAGGACATCCTTTGGCTCACGACCTGCGAGCTCTTGACGCCGATGGTGGAGCGTCTGTATTGGGCCGGCCGCTTCCATAACGGCCTGACCGAAGAGAACCGGACGAGTTGGAGAAAAAACTCGCCGAGCACGGGAGGCGGTGGTTCGCCTTCCTCCTGTGCCGAACAGTCAACACAGGTTTTGGACTCGACGTCGACCGGCTCTTAGAAGAGGTCCCGCCTGAACTATTCGAAGAGTGGCGGGTTTTGTACGACCTGGAACCCTGGGCCGAGGAGCGGGCCGATTTCGCCGCGGGCACGGCCATCATGCACAACGCGGCCGCGCACGGCGGCAAGCCCCGGCCGCCCGTCGAATACATGCCGTTTTTGAAAAAGGAAAAACCCAAGCCGCAGCGTCAATCGGACATGAAGGCCGCCTGGCAGGCGATCTGCGATCGCATGGCCGCCGCCGACAAGAAACAAAATCCTGAACCCTGAATACTTTTTTTGGCCTTATCTGAACCCTGAACCCTGAATATTAGAATATTAAAATGCCCTCAGTCGCCTCCCAGATCCGCATCGACATCCTGGCCAACGCCGCCCGGTTCAAGGCCGACATGCGCGAGGCCGGGCGCGAGGGTTTCGGTTCTTTCCAGGACGAGTTCAAAAAATTCCAGCGGAGCTTTGACGCCCAAAAGCAGGTCATGGAGCGGTCTTTGGCCGAGACCCGGGCCTGGAAAATGGCCATGGTCGATCTTAACAAGGATCATTCGCTCTTCAGCCCCCAGGATCTGATGCTCGCCGGCGCAGCCGGCAAAGACCAGGGCCTAAGCAATTCGATGCGTTTTAAAGAAATGCTCCCCTGGGGCAATTCCATGCGGGTTGAACTTACCCGCGAAGCCGCCGAGACGGCCGCCGCGATCGGCGCGAGCAAGCAAACCGTAATCAGATCGCTGGCCGGCGCCGAGGCGGAGCTCAGATCGCCCAGTTTTTTTGGTTCGTTACGGGGAGTGGGAACTGCAGCCCTGGGCCGCGGTCCGCTTCGCCCGCTATCTTCCATGGGCGTGGCCATCGAGGACATGTCCATGGCGACAAAGGGTCTTGGCCTTTTTACAGCCGGACTATTGATATCGCAAATGGCCGCCGCCTCGCTGGGCCGTAAAATCACGGAAACCCGTGAAAAGGCCAATTCCCTGGGTCAGACTTACGATCAATACGTCAAACGCAAGGGATTGCCGGAGTATTCGCGCTCTACGGAAGGCGGAGCCCTGACAGCGATGCATGGATGGGAAGGGGCCAAAGAATTTGGTAAAGGACTTGCGGCTGGAACTTTTGGTGCTGTGGTTGATTTTTTCGGGAATACGGATGTCTCCAAAATAGCCGAGAGCGCTAGATCCGACGAACAAAATAAGTTATGGGAACGTGGCATGGCCATGCGGACCACGCAGATCCAAGAGGCTCAACAGGGGCTGGGCGGATTGCACCGCGAATTGGCCGGCCTGCAAGGCACTTCAGAACAGCTTTCCCGCCAGGAATGGATCGAAAAATTCAAACCCACGGATTTTCAAATAAAAGCCTGGGACGACTTGAGTTTGAAAATCTATAAGGCAAAAGCCGCCAAAGAGGCGGAGTCCATGGCCGGCGGATTATTCAAGGAGTTGACTGCCGCGCAAAAACCGGATTCCAAGGGCGAATCCGAATATCTGCAAAAGCTATATGAATCGGGCATGGGCGGCGATGACATTGCCGCGAACCTGCGGTTATTCCGGCAACACAGAACTGAACTCGGCCAGTTGACCCGCGCCAATTCCGCGGCCGCATCCCTGATGAGTCCGGAGGATAAATATCGGCAGGCCATGGGCGACGCGGAAACATGGCACGAATATCACCACGGCCGCATGCAGGACGAGCAGACCTACCAGGCCATGCGGATGAAGGCCCAGCAGGATTATTACCGGGAAGCGGCCGGCCTGGACGCCAAGCAGCTCAAGGAAGAAGCCAAATCCGACATCGAGCGGTTCAGAATTCGCCGGGCCACGCTGCAAAATATGGCCGAGAGCGGCGCTTTGACCACTGAAGAAGCCATGAATGCCCAGGATCGCGACCGGCTCAAGGAGCGGCAGAGATTGGGCATCTCCGATCCGCTGGGCGATTACGGCCGTTCGCTAAAGGATCTTCGCGAGGCGCTCGACGCCGGCTTGATCGAGCAGGGCGAATTCAACAAGCGGCGAAAAGAACTCCGCAGCAAGACGATTAAAGAAATTGAAAAAGATGATTTTCACGAAGTCCATCCCGTGGGGGCTATGCAAGCCGGTTCGATGGAGGCCCACGCCCTGATCGTCAACAGCATGCTGGCCGATCCAAAGGTTAAAATCGCTCAGGACGCCAATGCCAAGCTGGATCAAATCGAAAAAAACACCAGGCAGCAGCCAATCGGCAACCGTTTGGAAAAGAGATAATCATGGCCATTCTTTGGTCTCGACGAAAAACGGGTTATGAGGCGTCCACCGGCCCGCACGGAGAGATATCCTTTCGCACGGTTTACACGCTCAAGTCCGATACGCCACTGGAAAACCGCATCGCCATTTTGGCATCCGGGCTCTTGCCGGTCTACGGTTCCCCGCATCCGGATTGTGCCTTGTCGACCTGTGTCAAAGTTACCCCCGTTCAGAACAAGGAAAATCCATATCTCTGGGAAGCGACCTGCGAGTGGAACACCGTCCACGGCGGTGAGAATCCCACCGAGATGCAAAAGCAACTCGATCAGCGCCGCCCGCGCTGGCGCCACAAATTCGTGAAATCGCCGATGCAGCGATTTTACGACCTGGACGGAAAGCCCTTTTTCGACACCGCCGGGTCGCCCTTTCTCCCGGCCCCCAACATCCCGATCTGGATGGATGAGATCACCATCACCCGCTGGCAGGCCCAATGCGACCGCCAGTTCGACAGGCAGTTCCTCAACGCCACCAACACTGACACCTGGTACGATGCCGAGCCTAGCACGGCCCTGATCGACGACATCGACGCCGAGGAAATCTACGAGAAGGGCGCATACTGGTTCATTTACACCTATCGCATATTGGTGAATCCCAAAGTGGTTTTGGATCACGGCGAGGTCATCGGCGGCTGGGACCCCTGCCCGGTTTTAAACGCCGGCCCGAAAAGCCTGCAGGACGATCCGGATCACCCCGGCCAAACGATTGTAAAGCCCATCAACGATGACGGCGTATATACCGGACAGCCTGCGCCGCTGGACATGCAAGGTTATCGCCTGTGGCTTAAGCCGAACGGTTCGATTATAGATTCTTTGGGCGTGTCGATCCCTTCGTTTTGTTATCTCAAATTCCGCACGGTCAACAAAACGGCCTATGCCCCTCTGAACCTCATCCCGCCCTGGCAAGAGCAGACGTAGGAGGTTCAACAAAAATGCCCGATTACACCAGCATCAGCCAGGCCATGGGCCGCGGCATCCAGGACGTTGTCGAAGAGTACGACCGTCGCCATCTTCGCGGCCCGAATTTCAACCGCAACTATCCCATCCCGCAGGCCTCCGGCGGCGGCGCCGGCATAGACTCTTACGTTCTCCTCCAGCAGCTTCATGCCAAGGGCTGGGCCTACGGGGTTCTTTTAGGCGATGACGCCCAACCGACCGGATCTCCGGTGATTCTGCAAGATTTTACAAAGCGCTCCGGGCATTATGAGATCGGCCAGGTTGTACTTGTTCCACATGGTTCAGCCTCTGTTATCGGTGGCGACTGCCAGACGCAGGAGACGTAAAAATGTCTCACACCACGCCCACCTATAATTTCCCCGCTCAGGACGATATACAGACCATCGCCATGAACGGCGTGACTGCAGGCAACTGGGTCCTGCGCTATGGGATGGAGACCTGGGGCACGGCTTCCCTGGATAAAGACACGACGGCGGCCGATTTACAAGCCACGATCCGCGCTACTTACGGCAGCGATTTTGCTAATACTACCGTAACCCGAACCGGCAATGTCTTTACAATCACGGTTCCCAATACAACGCTCCCATTCGCCTATTGGGTCGAAAACAGCACCGACGGCGCCTTTACGATCAACCACGTCCAGGTCGGCAGCTCCGGGTTCACACTCGGCCCGGTTACTTATTCCGACCCAACTTATCCAAAGGGCATTCCCTTCCAGCCCAAGCGGCATTACCGCTCGATCCCCGCGAATCTGGGCGAGGTCGATGATACAGGCGCGGACAATCCGGCTTACGACGGAACCCTTGGAAGCGGGATCGGCCTTACCTGGGACGAATCGGCCCGCTCCGATGGCAATCCATATTACACCGATGGCAACATGAGGTGTCTAAAGGTCTTGTGCAACCACACCGAGACCGAATTCGGCGTGGTTGTGGCCGGATTCACAAACGTAACCGACGACCTGGTCAAGGATATTTGGATACTTACAACCAAGCCCAACATGGTCCAGGTCGGCGATAAGATCGTCATCACCGACCCGGACGGCAATTACAACGCCGGCGGTTCTTGGACAGTGGCCGCCATCGAAGTTTTGGACATATCCGCCGACGGCTTTTTGGTGCATCTTGGAAACGGATACGCACCGCAAGATCTTGTCACGAAAACCGCCCATGCCGACCTAAGCGCGATCGGCGGTTTTACATGGCAGAAGGACGACACCAATAAACTCTGGCCGATTGACTGGGCCCAGGGAGTCTGGTCCCCGCCGCAGGCAGATATTCAAACCATCACCATCGGCTCGACCGATGATTTCGATTTATTCTACGGCCCCGCCGATACGGGATGGCTGCATTACAACGTATCCCTGGCCGACCTGCAGGCCGCGATTCGCGGATTGTCTTCCGAAACGGCCAACTCTATCGTGACCGGTACGCCGGGAACTTCGTATACGATCACCACGCCGGCCGCGAACATGTCGCAAGTCTTCGCCACCAATACCGGTGGCCCGACCGTAGATCACACCCAAATCGGCAACGCCCGATTCGATCCGGACGTGGGAACAAACAAGAACGCGAATCAAAGCCCGTGGGACGAGGTCGCCCAGTGGATGACCTGGGATTATTACAAAGTGCATCGCGGCCTGAACGTTACATTGTTGAGTCTTGTTTGGTGGAAGGAAACGGAGAGTGGCATTTCAAACATGGGAGCCCGCACCGGCTTGATGGGCGACGATCTATCATCATCAAACATTATCGCCCTATTTCAAACCCAGGCAGGATATGGCTCGCCGTTCCCCGCCGCCGGCAGCGATACACTCAAGGTGATGCTTGGAAAATGGACGCCCTTTTATTGGTTCCCCGAGATCGAGACAAACCTTAATCGGATTTCAGTCCCGACCTACACGGTCGGCGGCGAAACGCTCGGCGGCTTTGATGTTTTGCAAACTACCGTAATCCGCAAAGACCTTGACCCGACAAGCGAAGCCTCGTTTTATGCGGCCTATATTCCATACTTTGCGTGGGCTAATCCCTGGTTTGGCGTTACGGGCGCGGGAGATCAAGCTCAATATCCCTGCATCGCCACGGCCGGTTATTATCCCTGGTTCACGTCGGACTTAAACCCGGATGATGCCCCGAATTATTATCCCATGCTTTACGATTATCGCTGGACGGGCGTACCGCGGCTTCGCAAGTCGATCGGCACAATCGAGGCGCCAGGCAATTACGATTGCCTTTTATCCGGTTCTTTTTGGTTGAACACCGCCAGCCCAAGCGCATCCGGTACGATCACCCTGGGCCTCGGCATACCCGGGGCTTATTATACTTTCGGAACCGACCAGCAGTATTTTATCAACAATGATGAGCATTCTCTTAATTACGGCAAGATCGACTATAAGGTCAACTATCCTTACGACTTTAATCTCCAAAATATCTGGACTGATAGTCCGCCTTGTTCACCGGAGAAGATTGATTTCAGCCAATGGCGCGAGCCGGGCGATGACGCTATAGTTGTTCGCGTTCGTCACAATGCCCAAGACCTTACAACTCCTTTTGTCGTCGGCGTTCCCACGCAGGGCGTCCCGCTCTCGATCAGCAGCGACGTGGAGGTTTTGAGCCACATCGAAGTGGCGAATAAAAACGTCCCGCGCGATTGGAGTTGGACTTCATTTCCTGATTATGGAACCATTACAGAAGTCAGTCCGGGTTGCGGTGGGGCAAATCCATATTCGGAATTTGTCTTTCGTGGCATAACGTCCAGTTGCATAAAGATCACGATCTCCGGCGTGGTCCGGGGAAGCACTTGTCAAAGCGTCTCGCCTGGTTACGATCCGCGCAGTAGTCGCAACGGCAATACGATCCTCGGCAGCATCGGCCCAGGCGGTTGGAAAAAATCTTTCAGGTATCCCAATTGCTGGGACGGCACTTGGCATGATATCGAAGCGTATCTTCATAATTTAAGCGACTCTGCCGGCGGATGCGTACTTATGAACGGCGACATCAGCGGCAGCGGTACGGGAGCGCGTTTTTATGGGGCTGAGGTTTCGCTGGGGGCCGATCCGGTAATGGTTGATCGTGACGGTCTTGATCCCATTGCCAGTACGCATCTTTTCAATGTGACTTTATCGGTTGCAATCACGGCGGCGGGCGGGGCGACATGGAAAAAAGTTGTCGCATCAAACCAGATACCACAACCCTATCAGGAATCCGCGCCTTATACCGATACGAATTGGCACCAGCGCAGCATGACGTACATCGGGACGGACATCGACGTGACATTTACAAACGCCGATCTAATTTCAACTACAGACCAAGCCGATTATCCCGACGATTACGGCAACGCTACAATCCGCGTGCAAAGCGAGAACGCCCAAGACCCGCCCACCGGCGGCGAGAGTGTTTGGTTGTGCGCGATCATTGACGCTGCTTATCCCAAAACGTACTCTTGCAGCGAGGGCGCTGAGGATCATTTTGTGGAGGTGTCTTTTGCCGGTGATGGTTTTAGCGGTTCTTTCCTTTGCGAGAAAGACCTCTTGGAATCGACTTGGAGCGCGACGGTTTATAAACTCATTTTTGATGAGCCGATTGAACTAACATTTGGCGACCCGATCAATACATCGGGGACAGTTTATGGCATCAAAGTCACACTCTGCGATTATTCCTATGCCACCGACATGATAAATACACCATCCGAATCGTATGGAGGCAAGATCGAATTTATCGGCCCTATGATTTATTGTTGGGTAAATAATCCCTGGGTGCCGACCGGCACGGTTCATACAATCGGACCTTGCGTAGGCGAGTATTTATTGGGTGGTTACGAGGCTGGGTCTGGAGACAATCCTATAACCATGGCTTGGGATCCGTCCACAATCGACACTACGGTAGCTGTGAATTGGCGAAATGTTCAAGCCACAATAGCAGGTTTTATAGGGAGCGGCGAATAATGAAAATTATTTACCAAGCAGGTAAAAAGTTTTTATCATACCCCTAAGAAAAAAGTTTTACTTAGTAGGTAAAAAAATAATGGCTTATTGTCAATGGCAACCCGACGGCGCTAAAACACGATGCTCGATCTGCGGGTTTCCCTTGGAGCGTCCCTTTGGGCCGAATCTGCCCAAGAAACCTTGCACCATGCCGAGTCCTCCGCCAAAAACGCCCGTAATCCGCAATGAGGCGATTCCGGCCGAGGAAAAGGCCAAGCGCCGAGTGGTGCTCTTGAAAACAATTGAAAGCCTGTTGGCCGTTACCGAGTCCTCTGAAGATCCAAAAAAGACCGTTGAAGATCCAAAAAAGACCGTGGGCGAAGCCGAATCGATGCGCCGCCTTGCGATCTGCGACGCCTGCCCTTCGTTTACAGGCCTGAACTGTAAAACTCTTTGCCCGGACTGCAACAGCCAGGCCGGCATCAAGATGGCCAAGATCGTCCTCGGCCTATCGACCATTACCCCCGGCGTATCTGATATTACGCCATGCCCGAAATTCACCAGGCATTTAGTGGCTATTTCAAATTGCGCCGAGTTCGACACGAACTAAATCTTTTTGCGGCTTTTTGGCTTCCTTTTTTAAGCGCATGATTTTACCCTCCTGATTATCAAACTACTTCCCCACCCATCATATTACAATTCCCAGTTTGATACTACGAGGGAGCGGCGAATAATGGCTATTTTACCCATCTTACCATTACCCCCTCTATGTGGTTAATTTGGAAATAATTACGATTTTTCTCTTGTAATTTATTCGCTATGACGTATAATATATATAGATTAATAAGGCGGACGAGTGATCCGCCAACTCGGCCCCGGAGAGTCAGGGGCAGGCAAAGGAGAATTAAAATGAGAACCGAATATTTGTTGGAAAATCAGGAAGATGTAATTGAGGTTAATGATACAAACAGCCCAATGTACATCACCTATACGAGCGGCACAAAAAATCCGCTGTACAAAGGCGATTCGCTGCACGAAGCAGCCGCATCTCTTGAAATGGATGTAGATGACTTGGAAGATCAGCTAATGGGCGATGGAATTGAATTGGAAGCAACGATTCAGCATGATTGCTTCGTAGAACGCTGCGAGTGTGAGGAGTGCCGGCTAGATCGCAGCCGCACACCGGCCGAGCGCGAATCCCACGATTACCCGGATGATGATTAAAGTAGTTCTCCTGCCGCCCGGCTCTACTGGGATTGGATACACTTTAATCTCTGCATCCGGGCGGCGGCCTTTTGGAGCTAAAAATTGCTAACCAACGAAGCCGCTAAAAAACTCGGTATCTCAATTCGTCGCATCCAGCAGTTTTGCCGCTCAGGTCGGCTCGGGCAAAAGGTCGGCCGGGATTTTATTATAGATGAATCTTCATTGAAAAAATTCCAAAAAATAAAGCGCCGCGTTGGCCGACCGAAAAAGCAGTAATAATGGCCTATTGGCGTATCGACCATCACCCCCGGCGTGCCGGATATAGCGCCATGCCCGCAATTCACCAGGCATTTAGCCGCTATTTCAAATTGCGCCAAGCGTGAGCCGGGCATTAAGACTTATTGATGAGAACCGGGAAAATAAATCTTGGCGTATTTCGCCCCCCCTTAAAATGGTTTGTGGAAAACCACAAATCTGAATGGCCGTATAGTATAATTTTGCACTCCGGCCGGCGGGTGAGGCGAGGAATCATAATCCGCGTGTCGAAGGTCCGAGTCCTTCCGCCGCTACAAATGCTAGCTTCGTTTTTTACGGCAAAAACGGAGGTAGTGCAGCGGATTCATAGTCCGCTGCACTGAGCAAGCGGCATCGGCCGGACAGGAGAATCGACGCGCCGTGAGGCTCGTCGGGGCCAAACTAAAGGCAACCCGGGTGGTGCCGGGGGCCGAAAGCTTTTTACGCCCGATAACTCTCTTGTCCGGCCGTTTTTTTGAAAAATTTTTCCAACCCCTATTGACGCGCGTTTCTGGGCGCGTAAATTTGACCCCATCGTTGTAAAAAGCTTTTACTCTACCAAACCTCTTTAACCCGCGTCTTGCGGGCTTGGGGGCCGCGGTTGAGCGAAAGCCACCGGACCTGACCAAGTAAAAGCTCAGGACAACCGGCCAAACCCGAGTCCCATTAACGGCAGACGGCGCCAACCGGCAGTATTCTTGGACTGCCCCTCCC